TATTCCCTAAGTTCCAACATATTGTTTCCTCCTTTCTAAAAATAAACTCCAACTGCTAACATTAAGATTTTTTGCAAGATAAACTCCAACTGCTAACATTGACTTTTATATATATTAGCTGTTAAATGTTGGAGTCTATTTTGCTTGATTTGCTATGTATTCTCTAACTGCTTCTCTAATAATTTGTGCAACAGAAACATCTTTTTCTGCGGCAATTGCTGCTATTCTCTCTTTTTCTTGTTCATTAATACGAATTGTTATTGTTGAATTCTTCATACTTATCTCCTTTCTATGTCTTGCTTTGTCTTACTCAACCCTTAAAAAATAAGCAGAGACTGCGGCTATGCAGCCTCTACGAGAAAAAAGGATTGATAATTATTATTTCTAATAATTAATATAATAAATTTGGCACTTAAACAAAAATCATTTAATCACAATAACTTTCATTTACAATAATATTATAATATAATTTTTTTGAAATGTCAAAATATGACATCTCAGACGAGAAATTTGTAAGGTTATAATCACTGTCAGATTTTCCTCTGACATATATATATGAGTTTTATTACTGATGAATTTTCTATGGTTGTCCTTAAACGCTAAATTTAGCATGTAAGAGAAGTTTTTTCATAAAGCCTTACAAGTTATCGAAAAAACTCTCAAAAAGCCTTACAAGGCAATCTGAGAGCTCCAACAATAGCAAAATTATATTCCGTAAAACTTTCTTAGCTCATCTAATTTTAATTCATGCATCAAATTAACTTCAGATTGTGTTGGCGGATACACGTTAAGCCATTTATTAATGATTGCCGCCTCTAATAATATCTTCTGTATCTCGATCTTTCCTTTTGAATACCTGGTACATCTTTTAACTAAAAACTTTAAGCCTGCGGAAGTAAGCGGGTAATCCATCTCTTTCCGCAATTCTATATACTCTAAATACAGTTCTTTGAGTTCTCTATCATCTATTGTTGATAGCACCTCACTATATGTATTTAATTCATCTAATTTTTTATTAAAAAAAGTACTTGATTGATTAGTATTTAATTGTAGCGGTTTTTCCGCATTCTGTTTTTCCGATATCTGATTATCCGAATTCTGTTTTTCCGCAACGGGAATTTGCTCCTGCGGCTTCTCATAAATATTGTACTCAATTCCGCTAAATTGGCCCTTATCATTGATCTTTTGTTCCCTGATTAAATAACCAAATTTCTCCAATTCAGACAAGGCACTCATTACAGAATCTTTTCCATCTTTTGATAACGATACAAGCCCCGCAATAGTGTAATTCCAAGTGTCTGGAAGGCTTAGCATCAGAGACAATAGCCCCTTTGCTTTCAAACTCATTTCCTTCTCTTTAAAATGATAATTAGATAATACTGTATAATTCGCTGTCTTATTAACACGAACAACACCCATATATAACACTTCCTCTCTTTTGTCTTACATTACACTAAAAGATGCGGATTGTCCACTTGCGGTTTTTCCTGTGGAAAAGTTGTGCATAAAAAAAAGAAGGCGTTTCCGCCCTCTGATTAGTTATTATTGTTTGTCATTATTACTGTGATATCAGTTTTAATATCGCTAATATCTTTTTGAATTACATCTAACTTCTCTGCATACTTAGCTATTGTTTCGATTGCTTGTCCGTTAATAACTCTATTAGCGGCAATCTCTGTCATTAACTTATCTTCTCTATCTTCGCTTTTCTTGTAAATGTGCCATATGAAATAGCCCATCCCAAGTACACAAACAATAGGGAATCCAACAGAAGCGATTAATTCAGTAATCATTGCAGCATCCATTCTTTAACCTCCTATTTCCATCTTCCGATAAAGTAAACATAAGGCACGATAGATGCGGTTGCGTCTTTAACTGTGTTGGTAAAGAATACGTCTACGCTAGCTACGCCTTCTTCTACGTTACTTCTTGCTATGATAGGTTGCCATAACCCTATAGCCTCGTTCTTATTAACTGTGATTTGTACGTTTTCAAGAGAAACGAATTGAGAAGCATAACCATTAGTTCTTAAAGTTACTTGATCTGTGTAGTACATAGCTCCTGATGTGTTGTCAGATGTAACAGATACTGCGGAAGCCGCTGTTCTCCAGGCTTCTAATAGCCCGCTGCTCCATTTCTTATAGCCATAACTACCATTGTTTCCGTATTCAATGATTGTGTCAACAGCTTCATCTAATGTTGTTGCGGCAGCACTTGCATTACTATGAGTAACTGTTCCTTCTACAACTAAGTTACCATGAATGTGAAAGTCATTTTCTCCCCAATCGAATACTGGCAACGCCTTAAGCGTTCTTTCTTGTGTTAGTACTGTTGCTAACTTATCTATAGCCTGGAATTGGAACACATAAGCTGCTTGATAGTTTAAACCAGACTTAGTTGCTGTTGCTGTATATGTATTTCCGTCTTTCTCGATTGTCATGTTAGCCCATGAGCTATATGTACCGCCTTGAGTTTTATATCTATATTGAACAGTAAGTGTATTCGCTGTCTTTCCAAAACTTCCATTGAAATAGTTTCCACTAACATCAATAGTAGCCACACCTTCGGCAGAAATCCTTACTTTATGGTTACAAGTTAATTTAACATATTCAACTAATGTTTTAGTGATTGTCTTAGTTGTAGTATTCTTTCTTGAATCTGATGCACTAAAACTGAATGTACCGCTTCCAATAGCGTTAAATGTACCTGTGCTAGTTGATTGTGTTATACCATTGTGAGTAGCTTTATTTGTTAGCAATGACGCCTCTTTAACTGCGGCAGCATTCATTACGTAATAAGCATTACTGTAATATCTAACTAATATATTTTCATCCCCTGTTAAAGCCTTTGTTACAGAGTTTGTATCTACAACAGTAGGGCTCATTGTAGGATTACCATTAATTATTGTCATTGTCTTTTCTACAGAATTATAATAGTTATTTCCGCCAATCTTAGTTCTTAAGTAGAATCTAACATTTAATGTATTTGAAGTTGCGGCTTGTCTTAATTTTTTTCTTTCAGCATCTGTGAAATTGAATGTGTAAGTTGTTCCTGTTGTAGATGCTGCTCTATATGCGGCATATGAAGTTGATCCCGCTGGATCATAAACTGCTATATCTAATGCCTCTACGCTGCTTCCTGCGGGATTACTATATGTAATTGTTGGATTAGCTTCATCACTAAAATTAGATGCACCTGTAATTGTTGCTCCTCTTGGGATTTTATCAAGCTCCCAGTTACCACCGTAATCTTTATGTTGTGCGCTAGTAAATACTGCGGTTTTAAAGTAAATAGGAATAGTTAAACTACCATCTGCATTATGTTTAACAGTTACACTACCTGATTTACTACCTTCACAGGCAGGGAATGTAAATGCAGGTTTTTCAGGAGTACCTGTACCATACCAGTTAGTTAATCCTTTATGGTAAACTTGCTCACCATTGATCTTAATCCAAGTTTCACAAACTAAGTATAATGTAGCATCAGATGTATTACCTTCTGATATAAACTTCCAATCAATTCTAGATGTATTAGTTGCTATATCAGGCACTTGAGTAAGCTCTAATCTTAATTGACGATTATCTTTCTTATTACTATAATACGTTTTTGTCTTTGCCATCTACTAACCTCCTATCCAGAAGCAACCTGTTCTTGCTTCTCCGCTTGTACTTGTGAAATCTTCAAAACGAGAGTTTTCACCAACGATTAAGTATGTTCTAGCGTGTAGGTTGTATGCGGTAACACCTGTATTATCCGCTGTTAATACTTCTTCATCATCTCTGTAAACGCTCATACCATCTTCATCAATATTAGTTGTCATTTCACTACCTGTTTTAGCAATAGTTAAACCTTCTTCATTGAAAGTAAATCCTGTTGCGGTAGTTACTTTATCAACTCCATTTGATAACTCTGATTTGATTTCTAATTTAACATCTTCTGATGTCATTGTAGCTTCAACTTTTTTAGTTAAAGTTGCTATTTCTCCATTTAATGAAGATATTGCTCCTGAATTTGCTTCCTCAACTTTTGATACAGATGCGGAAATTGATTCAGTATTTATTTTAAGTGCGGCAATCTCTTGTGCATTGGCACTAGATTCACCTGCAACGAGTGAAATTTCTTTATTCGCTTTATCTACTTTTGCATAAGTGTGTTTAATAACTTCACCTAAGCTAGTAGGATTTGAATGGCTTTGTTCTCCATTAGTTTTATAAACCCATTCAGTTTTTTGTTTTAATCCACCATTAAAAGTTAATGTGTCATTTAAGAAGTAAGAATAAATTACTTTATCATCTTTTGTGATGAAAGCAATTCTATCTCCAATCTCTAGTGAAGGATCTCCTCTCCATTCACACTCAAATGCGTGAATTGCGGCTATATTACCTGCTTCCGCAACAGCATTATCAACAATACTAGCAATGTCTTCTCTTAAATCCCAGAAAGGATTGTCTCTAACATATTGAGTTTCTCCTGCTTCTGATGCGGATGCACTAACGTTTTCTCCTAATTCAGTACTACTTACTATTGTTTGAAGTAAGTGTGAATCTCCGCTCTTTAGTGTTGAGTAGATTGCTTTTGTAATTGTTTTATCAAGAGCATTTGTATCACTTAATCTTTTAAAGTGAATTAAGTTATCTGCTCCCATATAATAAATAGTTTGAGTAGCCTCTGCAACAGCAGTAAGTGCTGCTCTAACTGTCTCATTACCTTCAAAATTTGCTCCTGTTTCATAACTAGGATTAATTAAAGAATGATATACTTTTGTATCTGCTTCTTCTTCTGCAACCTGTGATAACCAGATTGTTACTACTACATTATCGAATGATGCGCCATCATATAAACGTAAGTCCATACTATTAAAAGATGCGGCAGCATCAAGAGTGAAATAACATACATCTTGGTTAGTAACAACGATATTCTTACCTGAAAAAGGAATGAACTCTATCTTTCCTGTATAGTTACCTGTTACCTTTAATTGCATCTTATATGTTCCTGCTCCTAGTTTTGCGGTTGTATCTTGAGCTTTAACTCTATAATATGAGTAAGCTAGTGAACTTGTTGTTACTGTTCCATCAATATAGAATGCTTGTACGTAATCATCATATTCTATGATATCAGTTATACCATAAGAAGATGATCCACTATATACAAGACTAGGTATGATGTTAACCTCTTCAGCTTCTCCGCTTGATGTTCTTTGAACACCGTCTACAAAAGTAGCAAGAGCATTAGTGAATTGCTCTAAAGTATAAGGTGCGGCAATATTTATTTCCTCGATTGTGTGCTCTGACATACTATCTAAAATGTCGTGAGCAACGACAGATAATGAGTTATTATTCTCATCTCTTTTAACTTCCTTTACATAAAAGTAAGGGAAATCTTTATATTCAATACTATCTCCCACTACAAGCCCTAATTGAACTTGGATTTTTTCTCCTGGAAGGATAGTTAGTGTTCTATCTGGATCAAATAATTTCAAATTTAATTTATGAAATACACCGAAACCGAAGAATTTAGAATCTTCTCCGGCCCTTTGTATCTCGATATTTGAAACTTTATTTCCTTGAAATTCATACTTTAATGTAGTTCCAGATGATCCTGTAAACACCCTCACATTTGTTTTTACGCTTCTTCTAAGCATTAATGATGCAGCATTATAAGCCGCTGTGTTTGTTTGCATCTTTACCTCCTACATCTCAATAAAGTTTAATTCCATTTCCTTGTATAATACCTGTCTATCTAAAATCCAATAATATGTAGGATTTGGAGTACCTGTATAACAAGTAATAGTTCTTAATTCATTTGTTTTGCTATCTCTATATTCAACAGGGATAACGTAATCTTCAAAAGTAGCTAATAAGAAAGCCATTTCATCATCCATCATAGGACGGAATGTAGCATAAACTTTAACTTTCTTATTTACTATATCTAGCACAGTATCTCCATTAGCGTTACGGCCTGAATTATCGGCTACAAGTGTTTCATAGCCGATTTTCAAACCTTTAACTAAGTGAGATACATCTGTTCCATTTATTTTTAAATAAGCCATTTATACCTCCTTATAATGTTAATGGTAGACTACCTGTTTGTTTTGTAATTGAATTGATGCTATCAATAGTAGCCCATCCTAACTCTCTTTCTCCAACTTGAAGAACAACTTTAGTAGGCCCGCTATTTCTAGCTGCAATCTTATCAGCAAGTGCATCCATCCATTGTGTATTGTTTTCAAGCGGTAATACTGCTTCTCTTCCGTTTTCACCGATATTTGCGATAGTACTACGAGTAGCGATACCACCTGTTGCTAAACGAGGAATTGAGATTTGTTTAAAGTTGAATCCCCATTTATCTCCACCAATACCTGGTACCCAATCAGGAACTTCCCAAGATAATGTATTAATTTTCTTGATGATTGTATTTACTGCTTTTTCTACAATACCTATCATTCCATTGAATGCGCCTTTAATACCGTCAGGGATAGATTGGAATTTTTCTTTCCAGAAGCTCATAGTGAACTTAGGAGATATGTTAGTACTAAACCATTTCTTAATGCTACCCCATTTATTAGAGATTGTTGTTTTAACTTCTTCTAATTTGTTGCTAGCGCCTTCCTTAACATTATTGAACTTATCACTCCAGTATTTCTTAGTGAATTTAGTTCCTACGTTTGTACTAAACCAGTTTTTAATTCCATTCCACTTTTCACTGATTGCATTTCTTGTTTCAGTCAATTTTTCATTTGCGGAGTTCTTGATGTTATTCCATTTTTCGTTCCAGTATGCTTTAGTGAATTTT